TGGGACTTTTGATCAATTGAAACCCGTTAAAAGGTTAATTGACAAAGGTCTTAAGGAACTTTATAGTTATGATTTAAGCGCCGCAACTGACAGACTCCCCATTGATTTGCAAGTAGATCTTCTGGCTGCTCTCTTTGAAAATCGAGAGACAGCAGAAGCCTGAAAGCAGTTGTTAGTAGATAGAGATTATTCTCTTGAAACTACACAATTTCCTCAGGCTAACGGTGTTTACCGTTATTCTGTTGGACAACCAATGGGAGCTCTTTCCTCTTGGGCGATGTTAGCCTTGACACATCACGCTATAGTACAGATCGCGGCTCAACGAGTCGGTTGAAAAACCTGATTCGAAGACTACGCTCTACTTGGCGATGATATTGTTATCGCTGACCCTATTGTAGCTTCTGCGTACCTTAAACTTATGACAGACTTAGGAGTCGACATTAATTTGTCGAAATCTTTGGTGTCTAAGATAGGTATTGCGGAATTTGCAAAGAAGTTAATAGGTCCAAGTCATGATTTTAGTCCTTTGGGACCGAAATCCTTATTTGAATTTATTAAGTCGCCACTCTACTTCAAAGATCTTTATATTCAATATGGTTTACACCATACTGATATTTCAGATCCCTTGTTGGATAGAGAAGTCCTTGTTGATAAGTTACAATACCTCTTTAAGGACGCTGCATCTTTCTCAAGTCAGAAATGACTGAGAACGTTGCAAAGTTCTTATTGAGATATTGTTTCTTATTTTGGGCTAAACCTTATACAGGATTTATCACCAAGCCTTAGGGCTTCGGCTATAAATTCGCTAGATATAAGGGATTTAAATACCTTTAATAATTCTTTATCAGAATTACTAAAGAATAAAATCACCCGCGGTTGATTCAAGGCGTTGGAGAGTGACGAGCTAACCTATCGAAGATATAGAAGATTCTTATCTATCGATTGCTATACTCGTCATTTTCCTAGTACTCAAGATTTATTAAGTAATTTCTCAGACTTGCTAAGCGAGTCTAATAGTCATTACTTATGAGATTTTGACAGTCTAAGCTTATCTGAACAAATAAGATTAGCTTATTCTGAATTAAATCGTATTACTTGAGCCCTTGGAGATAAACCGAAAGTTAGACGTAATATTAAGTCAATGGAGTTATCCAGAGACATAATACGAAATCTAGCGCAGCATAGTCCTTACTTACTTTTGAAAGTAATCCAAACTAGTCAGGCGCTTCCTAGTTTAGAACTAGGGGCTGTGGCAGTAATGCCTCAGGG